TTGCTGATAATGGATTAACTTTCACTTGTACTCAAGGTGGTGGCAACCACTCATATCCAAGAGTTACTGACCCTGCATCTGGTAAGTGGTTAACAGTTTCTAATGCACAAACAAATACATTTGATGTACAGATATTAGATACAGTTCCTTCTACCAACACAACAACTCATACACTGGTTAGCATTGCTAATGGTTGCGTTGATAAGGCAGGTGAATCTGTCATGGTTAGACCTAATTCTTTGACCTTCACATGTCAACAGGATAACTATTCTACTAATCATACATATCCTCGTGCTAAGGATCCATCATTCGATAGACCTATTCCTATTGTTGGTAAGTCTGGTCAGACTATTACTATCGATGTTGGCAACTCTGCTATCGTTACATATACTCCAACAAATGCAACATACGATTCTGCAACTGGATATCTAGCATTAACAATTGGTGCACACGGATTGTCAACAGGAACTACTGTTAAGTTGGCACCTAACTCCTTTACATTCACATGTACAAGAGACGGCAATACTGCTCAGAAGACATATCCTAGAGGTGGTCATACCTTCGCTCAGAAGTTCTATGCTGACCTTGACTTCTATCCTTACAATCAAGGTGATTATGTAATCACTGCTGATACTGCTAATCCTAAGTGTGCTGACGTAGCATCTGCTATTACATCTTTGATGGGTCTGTATACTGATGCAATTGCTACACCTGCAAGTCTAACTGACGGTACTATTAGTAAGACCCTACCAAATATTTGGCCAGTTAAGTACGCTCCAGATATGGTAATGCGTGATGTTGGTATCACCTTCGATACTAATGGTGCTACTTCTGGTGACTGGAATACCACTTGTGTTGGTGTTGCAGATAAGATCGAAGGATTGATGGATATTGTTATCCAAACTATATCTCTGGCATCTGGTGGTGGTGGTAGTCATTTAGATGCTGTAGAACGTGAACTTCCATGGGGATTTAACAATAACTATCAGTTATATACATGCTATAACGTAACATCAGCAACTGACACACTCTTTGATGTACTGTTAAGTACTCTTGGTGGTGGTTCTAATTCTGATAAACATTGTGCACGTCATATACTCTTTAATTATCATGCAATTACTGCTAAGGCATTTGAGAGAACTCAGAATAACCATCCAACCACTACAGCAGATATAACATTTGCTGAGAATGTCGTAACTGCTTTGATGTATGACCTGAATACAGGTGGTAACCAAGGTACGCTTAAGTTGGTTAACTCTTGGTTTGATGGTGAAGGTAACTTCATAGCATTCGAGAATGTCGTTAGACAACATTTACTCTACTACGTGACACGTGTACGTGAGTATGTCAAACGTGGTCTATATGATTACAACAATGATGCACAGTGGGCAGGATATGATCTATATCTAGAACCATCCAATACTGCTGCTATTAGCAATAGATTTGAGTATGAGAAGGAATCTACAGAATTTACAATTGATAGTTCTATTAACCTTGTATATCATGCACTGAATAGATCTCAAGCACCTTCCACCAATAAGATTGATTATATCAATAGCACTGATATTACCAATATGACTAATCTTTACAATGAAGGTGAAGATTATAATACTGATCCAGAATTAATTCTACTAACTCCAACTATTGAGGTTGGATTTGAGAGAAGAGAGAATACTGTAACAGTACATAAGCCTAACTTCTTCTCACGTGGTGATGTTCTCGCATACGTTCCTGCTTCTCAGGATCTAGATCCTAGTTTACAAGATCAGACATACTACTATGTCCTTAATGCTGAGGCAGACTACTTCGAAGTTACTCGTGAGAAGCGTCATGACGCAAGATATAAACAGTTCGCATTCGATAAGTCTCTAGACGGTCAGCAAAGATTACAAACAGTTGTACGTTCTGGTATCTCTATGCCAGCACTGACTCAACCTGTAAGAGATAATTCTCAACCAATTAGTGCTGGATTTAACACTGCTGATTATCTGGTTGGATCTACTTCTAATGCTGCTGCTGAGGTTGTTCGCACAATGAACAATGAAGCAGATATCGTTAAACTCTATAAGAAGTTTAATATAGACGCAGCAACTGGTAGGTTTACTAATGGTGAAACTGTACAAGTACAGGGTGCAACATCTAACAACGGTGTTATTGTTCAGACGTCTGTATTAACAGGTGATACGACCACTGAAGGTTGGATATATGTTGAGAATATGAATGGAACATTCTCTGATAATGATGTATTAGAGGGTGTAACTAGTGGAATCACTAATGCTGTTAATGGATCTCCTACAGAACGTATGTTGATTAACACCTCTAGAGGTGCATTTAATACAGATGAGAAGATCTTTAACAAAGGTAATAGTGCTGAAGCAGATATTGTTAAGTACGAAAATTCCGCTGGTGCTCTTGTAGGTAATAGTGGTGGACGTATCACTATTGATATCGAAACTATCCAAGATGACTTTACTGATGGTGACGTTATCTACGGTTCTATCACTGATAAGATACTTGATATAGCATACATCACTGCTACTGGATTCGAAGAACTAACTCTTAACCAGTACGTACATGCAGAATCGCAGATAGAATGTGATGTAAATAGCCTCATTCGTGATGGTGGATATGCAGGAAACTTTGCTGCTGGTGATCTAGTTTACCTCCTCGCAGGTACTACCATTAAGGAACCAGGATTCACTGCTGTTGTCACTAAGTATCAAGCATTTGATGATAGTGTTACTCCTAACATCCCACATAAGATGTGGATTGCAAACCTCAGACCATATGGAACTAACTCTCAGCTCGAGACTGTAACACCTGATCCTAATGATCTAACTTCTGGTGGTACTGCAATTGGTAAGTTTGAGAACCTCAATAACTTCCCAATTATCCTCGCTGAGATGAGTAATATAACAGTTACTGACTACAATTCTTATGGTAGGGTCTCTGGTAAAGAGATTACTGGTGACACAGGTAGGATTTGGTTGGAAGATGTTGTAGGAGATTTCCCAAGCAATATTACAATTAAGTCTGATGCTGGTTGGTACGCTGGTGTTACTCAATCTAAGGGTCTAGTCGGACGTTGCAACAGATTCTTCAGAGGATTTGATGGCACACAGACATCCTTTAAACTTACTACAAATAACGGAGAAGCGTATTTCCCTGATCCTGCTGGTCACTTGTTGTGCTTCACTAATGGTGTTCTACAACCTCCAGGCGGTACACAAGCATATACAGCATTCTCTGACCAGATTCAGTTCACTGAACCTCCTACAGTCGGTTCTGAGTTCATTGGATACTACGTTGGTAAACTTAGACAGTTGGATGATATCAGCTTTGAGTTTGACTCCTTACGTTCATCCTTTAACCTTAGGTACGCTGGTGGATTCTACTCATTGACACTGACTGAAGGTGTTTCTTCTAGTACTATACTTCCAGAAAACAACATTATTGTTTCTCTGAATGGTGTTATACAGGAACCTGGACTAGGTTACGAGCTAGTTGGTTCACGTATCATCTTCGCTGAAGTTCCTCGTGCGGGATCAACATTCGTTGCATTCTCTTACATTGGTTCTGACGCAGACGTTATTGCAGCAACAGTCGTACCTCCAATTGAGGCAGGTGACTTACTACAAATTGATGGAGAAGGAGAGAATCGTGAAGTTGCTCTAATTGAGTCTTCTAACTCTTTGATCACCTTCGAGTATACAGGAACTGTTAAGGGTCGTGGTGCTGAAGCACTTGCTGAAATAACCTCTGGTGAAATGACAACATCAATTATCACCTCTCCTGGTGATGGTTACACCTCACGTCCAAACGTTGATGTTATATCATCTTCTGGATTTGATGGTCGTGTCCGTGCTCTAATGGGTCTTTTGAGGATTGATGTTAAGACTGCTGGTGTTGGTTACGCACAACCAGAAGTTTCTATCCACAACACTGTTGAGGATGATTGGACTCCACCTACAGGACCTGCTATGAACGGTGGTTATGACACCTACGCAGGTGAGGGTACTGACTCTAATGGTGACCCAATCGTAATTGTTGATGGTTATATCACCATAACTGCTCAACCTGTTAACGTAACAGTTAACCAAGGTCAAATGGCTGGATTTACTGTACTCGGTACGTTTAATCTTGCATCTGATGGTTCTGTAGGAACTACTCCTCTGAACTACCAGTGGCAGCGTAAGGAGTATGGTGAGACCATATGGGCAAACATAACAGGTGCTACGTCTAGTGTCTACACTACTGACTCTGCTGAACAGGCAGACGATGGTGATGAGTTCCGTGTAGCGATAACCGCTGCTGGTGCTTCACCTGTTTACTCTAACTCTGTAATCCTTTCGGTACAGACTGGTGCAACAGTTATTTCTAACTTCGTACCAACTCAAATATTCCAATAAATAACTAGAAACTATGACTGCCACGTCGTCATACAACGCAGGAACAAAAATGCTCACAGTGGATGGGGATGGATTACCCACCCCAGTGTTGATGGGCACGTTTCCTAATGCTAATAATCCTAATGCTGTAACAGAGCAGGATTTTGAGCATACTTTCTATTATAGAGGTGGCACATTTGGTACTGCCCGTACATTTGATACTCCTTCATTCACACAGAATGGTTATCTTATAGATGTACCTTTGTCTACAGCAGACAATGCATTGTTAGGTGTTGAGATCCAAGTAGGAGACAGGATTCTTTTCATTCTTGATAAGGGAACTGCTAATGAGAAGAAGCAAGTATTTGTATATAAAGGAACTAGTCAAACTGTTACTCCTGGTGAGTTCTGGAGAGAGACCTCAAGCAATCTTGAGTTGGTTGTAGATTATAGTAGAAGCAGTTATACTGGTACTCTAGAGTATTTTGATCAGAGAAATGCTAGAGCAAATGTACCTTTAGGTATTGTTGGTGTTACTGCTAATGGTGTAGCAATCTTTAATCCTAGTGCTGGAGCAGGTGGTAACCCACCAACAGGATTTCAGTGGAATGCACATTATGAAGACTCTCCTGTAGATTTTGGAGATGATTCATGTGGTGGACACCCAGAGAATACGGGACAATATCATTATCATGACACACACTTCCTAGAGTGTTGGCAGAACGATGCTGTAATGGCAGGATATAATGATTACTATGGTTCTAGTCAGTATAATGGTGATAATTTAAGACACCCAGACGGTCATTCCAAGTTGATTGGTATTGCGTTTGATGGTTTCCCTGTATATGGACCATATCTTTACTCTAATCCATGGGACAATTCATCATCTAAAGTTTTAGCAAGTAGTTCATATAGAGTTAGATCCGAAGAAGCACCAGGTAGACCTACTTACGGTAATACTACTGCTAACCCTCCTGCTGGATCATTGATGCAGGATTGGGAATATGCAGAAGGTACTGGTGTTCTTGATTTCCATAATGGAAGATTTGGTGTAACACCAGAATTTCCTACAGGAACATATGCATACTTCTTAGCAACTGAAGAGGGTAATGAAGGTGCATTAGATCCCCAGTTCCCTTATATGATGGGAACTACTTCTCGTGAATCTCTTAATAAACCAGACAATGATGGTGCTGCTCCACCAGCTGGTGGAGATGGAGGAGGTGGTGGTGCTGGTGGTCCTGCTACTATCTTGATTGGTGCACAACCACAGAATGCTACTGTTGCTGCTAATGGAACTGCTACATTCACGGTTACTGTCTCTATCAGTCCTGAGGATGGACCTAAGACTTATCAATGGTACAGATCTACAGACGGTGGATATTCATTCGCTGTTCTTACAGGATCTACTGCTAATAGTCTTACCTTCACTGCATTATCATATATGTCTGGATACAAATTCAGATGTGAAATTGAGGGACCAATCGGTGCACCTGCTGCACAAAACTCTCCTCTAACAACTGACGTTGCTACTCTCACCGTAACTGGTGGAGGCGGTGGTCAGCAGGCAGAGAACTTCGATGGTACTAATGCTACCTTCGATACTACTGGTATCACCTTCGATGCCACCTAAATAACACTGTACAAACTGTAGAAAAATGGCAAAACAGCTAGTTGGTATCGGTTCTTCGGCAAATGATGGCACAGGTGACACCCTGCGGGACGGTGCTATCAAGTATAATGCCAACTTTGACGAACTATATCAGAGATTAGGTAATGACACGGACATCCATATAGATATCACTGCTGGTATAACGGATGGACAAGTACTTAAATGGAGTAGTACACCAACTCCTGCATTCCGAGGTGCAGACTTTAATCTTTTAAGTGCGAATTTAGATACGAATGCTCATCAGATAATTTGTGACGGTACAGATGATATTGTAGTTAAGCAGACTGGTACTGGTGATATTAAACTTTGGGGTGGTGGATCAGGTTCGGCATATACTTATGTTGATGGTGCTGATGGATACTTTAAATGGTATGCACCATATGCAAATGCTGCTGCTCTACCAAATGCTACTAACCACCATGGTATGTTCGCACATACACATGACACGGGAAAGGCACACTTCGCTCATGATGCTGAGTGGATCCAATTAGTAGACGTAAATGATAGTATTAATATTCTTGCTGACGTAGACACCACTGTGAACGGTGGTCCTTCGGCTGGGCAAGTGTTAAAGTGGAATGGAAGTACTACAAAGTGGGAGCCAGCAAATGACGAACAAGGATCTGGAGGTGGAGGAGGTACTACACAGAATCTATTCGAAACAGTTACCGCCGACACTGGCACAACAACTGCTTCTGCCGCTAACGATACTCTCATTGTTGCTGGCGGGACTAATATCGCCACCAGTCTTACTGGCGATACTCTTACTATAAACATGACAGGGGCACTTGGTGCACCTGATCAGAATCTATTCTCAACTTTCACTGCAGACAATGGTAGCACTTCTGCTACTGTAGCTACAGACACTCTGACTCTTGCAGGTGGTACAAGTATTAGTACAAACTTAAGTACCAATACTATCACCATCACTAACGATGCACCTAACATCGTACAGAATGTTCTACAGACAGTTACTGGTAATACTGGAACTTATACTTCCAATTCAGCAACTGCTTCTGTTGCAATAGAAGGTTCTAACGGAATTACTACTTCTGTATCAGGAACCACACTAAGCATTACTTCTACTAGATTGCTTCCATCAAATACTTTGGAAGGTAAATCGATTTATTATGATGGTGAGAATGATGCATGGGAAGTGGGAGATGGTCCTGTATACTTCTATTCATTTACTGCACCTAGCGATTCGGTATATCGGGTGTCAGGTCCAGGAGTTAATTCTGGGACAGATAATCCTGGTTTAGTTCTCTTTAGAGGACATACTTATAAGTTATACAATACTACTGGTGCTAATCACCCACTGAAGCTACGTGTATCTTCAGGTGGTGCTGCAGTTACCGATGGTGTGAACGCAATGTCTAATGGCACTACAACATACACAGTACCTATGACCGTTGCTGCTGGTACGACTTATGTCTATCAGTGTGAATTACATTCGGCAATGATGGGTACCATAACAATAGCATAAGATGACAAGAACAGTCCCTGGAAGTGGAGCCACAATCGAACCAGTCTTTAACAGCGTATACGGTGTTAAGGATGTAATCGTTACTAACCCTGGACAGGATTATGATGCAAATGATCCTCCTAGACTTAGTATCGGAAATTGTGGTACACCTATAAGGGATGCTGTACTTCGTGCAAATATTGGTGTTAATGGTGATCTTCTATCAGTAGATGTTGTAGATCCTGGTGAAGGATATGATCCATTAAGATTAATTATTGAGAGTGATGATCCTGGCATTGTAAAGGGGAATGCTAATATATTCCTTAAGGATGATGGTACTGGAGGACTTTCCCACCTACAGGTAAATCGACCTGGTGATGGATATTTTAGTGCTACTGCTGCTATTGCTGGTGGTGGTGGATCTGGTGCAGAATTAGTTCCTGTCACTGGTGGTGTTACTGGTCTTGCTATCGAAGCAAAAGGAAGAAACTATACTGCAGAAGATATTACTCTTGTCATTTCTGGTGGAGGTGGAGGAGATGGTGCTACTGGTGTTGCTGAGGTAGAACAGTTTGGTAGTGTTACCGATATCAATATCAGTGATGCTGGAGAATTTTTCGAGACACCTCCGATTATTCAGTTAATTGGTGGAGGTGGATCAGGTGCTGAGGCAGAAGCTAAGATTAACCTCGGTGCTATTACAAGTATTGATATACTCAATCCTGGTGGTGGGTACGTTAACCCACCAAGTGTTATCTTTACTAGAGATACTAACTTAATCAGGACACAGAGAAATAGAACCTCCTTAGAAGGAACAGTATATAACCTGACAGGTCTTATTCGTGATGCTACTGCATCAGATCAGACTTTCTATGTACAGACAACTAATGCATATTCAGGTTCTGGTAAATTCCAAATAGGTGGAGAGATTGTTAGATATACTGCTAAGACTGCTAATAGTTTTAGTGGATGTACTAGAGGTATTAACTTCCGTTATGACCAAAGGGTTGTATTGGATACTCTAGCAAATAATAATGATGGTGTATCTGGATATGCTTTTACTGTATCAGACAGACTCAGAAGAGTAGAAGAAGATAAAACTAATAAGGTTGCTATAGTATATGATTGGAACCCTGTAACTAGGGAGTTATTTGTAACGTTCGAAGTCGATGAATTAGCATTCATCGATGGTGG